AATGGCTGCAGCAGGAAATGCTCCCGGACCAACAGGTCTAGGCGCACCACAACAACCGATGGACAGGCGACCTATGACTGCTTAGTCATAGCACCAACCCAATCACAGCACGGGCGACCTGCCCTTCCACAGCACCCAAAGGAGACTAGATGGAAGATACTACAAACAACGAGATCCAAGAGGATCAAACTACAGAGGCTCTTCTCGAGCCTACACCTTATCAAAATAAATATAAAACAAAATTACGAGATGAGGAAGCAGACGCAACAGCCACCGTTTCAGAGGACACTTCAGATCAAGAAGCCACTCCAGATGAAGAACGCCCTGTCGATGCTGAAGAGAAAGTGTTTAAGAAACGTTATGACGATCTTAAACGACATTACGATTCTACTGTCAACAAGCATAAAGACGATGTCTCAAAACTTAAACGTCAGTTAGAAGAAAGTACTGAACAGGTACTACCAAAAACTAAAGAAGAAATAGAAGCTTGGAAAACTAAATATCCAGATGTCTATGATGTTATAGAAACTATAGCTCATACTAAGGCAGATGATAGAACAAAACAAATTCAAACAGGTCTTAAAGAATTGGAAAGCCAACAAGCGGTTGTTCAAAGAGATAAGGCTGAAATAGAATTGTCAAAATTTCATCCAGATTATAACGATATAAGAGGAGATGAAAAATTTCATCAATGGGTTAGCGAACAAGATTCTACTATTCAAGGTTGGTTGTATGAAAATACATCTAATGCAAAATTAGCCGCTCGTGCTATTGACTTGTATAAAGTTGATACTGGGCATAAAAAGAAAAAAACTAATAATTCATTAGAAGCATCTAAATCAGTAACTTCAACTAGCAAACGTGACATTAATACTGCAAATAAAAAAACGTGGAAAGTTAGCGACATAGCTAAAATGAAACCGGCTGAGTTTGCAAAACATGAAAAAGATATTGACTTAGCTAGAGTTGAGGGAAGAATTGTTAATGCTTAATCTTTATGTCTATAGGAGGACAAAATTATGGCTATAGGAACAGCAAACGGGTATAACAACTTACCATCTGGTAATTGGTTACCTGCTATATACAGTCAAAAAGTCCAAAAGTTCTTTAGAACTGCATCAGTAGTAGAAGATATTACTAATACTGATTATGCAGGTGAGATTGAAGCTTACGGAGATACAGTTAACATTATTAAAGAGCCTACCATTACAGTTAGTTCTTATACCAGAGGTGCTCAAATAGCTCCTCAGAATTTGGCAGATGACCAAATTCAAATGGTTGTAGACCAAGCTAATGCGTTTGCTTTTAAAGTTGACGATATCGAAGAAAGACAAGCTCATGTGAACTGGGAGGCTTTGGCTACTTCTTCTGGAGCATATGCTCTAAAAGATTCATACGATGCGAATGTAATTGCGGCAATGTTTGCCGGTGCAGGAACTACTACTGGTAGTGATGGCTCTGGTGCAGATGTTGGTTTTGCTTCTGGCGAAGTTGACCCAATGGATATTTTAGCAACTGCGGCTAAAAATCTACACGCATTAGATATTCCAACTGATAACAGATGGTTTTTAGCATCTCCAGAGTTCTATGAACAACTTGGAAATGCATCATCTAAATTAATGGATGCATCTATTACCGGTGATGGTACATCACCTTTAAGAAATGGTTCAGTTGTTAATGGTCTTGTAAATGGTTTTAAACTTTACATGACTAATAACTTTGCCGCTTCTTCAACTTCTAACTACGTTAAAGTAATGTTTGGACACATGTCTTCAACTGCTACTGCTAATGCTATTGCAAAAACAGAAGTAATTAGAGACCCAGATTCATTTTCTGATATTGTTAGAGGTCTTCACGTTTTTGGCAGAAAAGTACTTCGTTCGGAAGCACTTCAAGCTAGACATCTTTTAATTGATTAGGAGGATATAACATGGCTACATATGACGTAACAGGCCCTAGTACCGCAGGTGCTAGACCGGGTAGATTCAGTGCAGGTATAAGAACTCCTTATCTTGTAGAGAATACAATTGACATCTCAGCAATTAATAGTGATGCAGGAACAGCAACTAATGATGTAATACAAGTATTAGATATACCGGCTCAAACTTTAATCCTACACGCAGGAATTGAGGTAATCACAGCATTATCTAACTCTGTAACTATGGATTTAGGTATTACTGGTGGAGACGTTGACACATTTGTTGACGGGGATGCTAATGCAACAGGTTACTCTGTTCTTACAGCTACTGCAAGACCAGTAATCGCAAGTGCGGATACACTCGATATACTAATGCTAAGTGCGGCATCTAGTGCGGGTAAACTTCGTGTTTTTGCTTTATTGTGTGATGTAAGCGGCGTTGACGAAACAGATAGAAATTCTGCAACTCAACACGATGGCTAATTAATACAATTTAAGGGGGCTTTGGCCCCCTTTTATTAATTTAATAAATAAAGGGTTTATGACAACTTACGATTTTAGAAAAAAAAGTTCTGTATCTACAGGACAAAAAACTATTCACATGTATCCTAATCAAAATAATGTTAAACATGAAATGGAAG